GCCAGTCGTCGGATCAGAAGGCACGGCGGCGTTGAGGCCGACGACTTCCTTACCACCCGAGCCGGTGCCGTCGCTGTAGATCGACTGCGCGAGCTTGTTCGCCATCGTCGACTCGGCAACGTTAATGCGAGCCTCGAGCAAGTCGATGAACGCTTCGCGGCCGCTGTTCTGCAACATCTCGAGACCGGACATAACGACCGGGCAAGCGAGCTGCTTGATGCTGAACTCTGCAGCCGAGATCACGTCCTGAGCGGCGACCGGCAACAGGTCGTAGCCCGAGTAGAAGCCGGCGTTGCCGTTCTCGGCAAAGCTCAGTTCCTGCATGATCGACGAACCACCGCCGAACGGCTTCACATTGCCGCGCTGGTTGAGCTTGGCAAGAAGAGCGTTGTTCTTGGTGACGTTGTCAGCGATCTGACGCGTGCGCGACTGAATCGTAGTCGCAATGATGTCCGTAACGGACGTATTTGCAAAAGCCATTGTGATGAAACTCCCACAAGAAAAAAGTAATTGGGGCTAGTGCCCCACCCGTTTTCGTGTGGCCTACGCGAACCTGTTCAGTCCGGTATGTCGTAGGTGGGCGCTTGCGCGCTCCTCGAGCTTCGGTGGCTGGCGGTGCTGTTGGCACACCGGGGAGGTGCGTCCTTACGGATACACCATCCCCGATGCGTTTATAGCATCATCGTGCGTTTGCCGCAATAGCCGCCTCAATAGCAGATCGCACATCTGTCGGATCGCTCTTCGGCCCCGAGATCGTAGGTGCACCAGAAACACTGACCGCGGCGGATCGCGCCTTCTGCGCCGCGCCAGTTAACTGCTGAGCGCCCCTCGCCTTCGCGCGCTGCTCGAGTACAGAGCGCACGCGCGGATTGACCAGGCACGCCTGCTTGTACGCATCCTGCAGCGACAGATCGCGGCCGCGGCGCTGCGCGACCTCGAGAATGTCGGCCATTTCCTCGCGCACATCCTCGCCAAACTCGGCGCGCTCGAGGAACGTCTGCACCTCCCCGACCGCTTCCTGCTGCATGCGCTGCTGCTGTACGGCCTGCGCCTGCTGGAACTGCGACATGAACTGCTGAACTGGCGCGAGCTGCTGCTGCAATGCCTGCTGCACCTGGTTCTGCACCGGGTCGACGCGTGGCACCTCGCCGGCAAGTGCCGAATCGAGCGACTCGATAAAGCCCTGGCCGAAACGGCCGACGCCGAACTGCTTCACCATGCCAGCTACGAGCTGCGCGAGCTCTGGCGCGGTGCCAGTGCGCAGTTTCGCTGCAGTTGACATCAGGTTGTCGATTGCCTGCAGCGGGTTGCTATTCTCGGCCTTGATAAACATTTCGTACGGCCGAATGACGTTTTGAAGCTGCTCAGTAAAGCGACGAGCTTCTGCCGTCTCTTGCAGAGTCGACTGCATCTCGCGCTCTCGGCGAGCTACCTCGGCTCGCACCTCAGCAGGCAGCTTTCCCCAGTGCTCACGCACGTCGGGGCGCCACGAGGCCGGCGCCCGCTCTTGCGGCGTAGCCTTAGGCTCTGACTTAGGGCCAGGCTGAATGCCTTGCGTGGCGTCGGTTGGCGCTGCGGTCGCCTCTGGCACAACTTCCGGCTTAGGCTCTTTGTTCTTGAAGCGCCCTTTCTCGTCGCGCTTCTCGCTTTTTTGAACCTCTGGCGCGGGGTCTTCCGCGGCTACAGGCTCGGGCGCAAAGTCTGCCTCGATGACCGGCTCGCTGGCCGGTTCCGGCGCAAAGCTGTCGGTGGTCTCTTCAGCGGGCACAGCCGCCTCGAGTGCGTCTCGAATCGTGGTGGGTTCGGTCATGGATTACCTGCGGTTTTGTAGTTTCTCGATTGCTCTTTCAACGTCCTGCCGGCGGACAGATCCGCCGTGCTGCATGTAGTGCTCGCGCGCCTTTTGCGCCTTTGCCCAGTCGCTCTTGTAGTCGTCAGCGGTGGTGAGCCCCATCTTGCGCATGTAGTCGCGGTGCTTCTTACGCGTGCTGATGTCAGCGCCGTCAGTGGCGCGCAGCCCGTCGTAGTGACGGTCGCCCCAAAGACTGCCGAGGTGGTTTGCGGCGTCTTTGCCTTTGCGCGACGGCTCGTAGCCCGGTGTAATTTCGACAAGGTCTTTGACCTCGTCGTCCCAAATGTAGCGTTTGCGTGTCATTCCTCGTCCTCGTCATTTTTCGCACGCAGTGCGGCAATAGTTGCTGCGCCACCAGCGCCTGCGCCCATGAGTGCGAGCAACGTAGGGTCTGCCTTGCCGTACATGTAGCGGCGCCAGTTGGGCATGTCAGCTTTTAACGGGCTAAGTCGGCCAGTCTTTGGATCTGGCGCGGTGCGGAAAGCGCCAGCGCTTGAGAACTGATCGCGCACTAAGGCGTACTCTTCCGGCGTGAGCTTTTCTTTCAGAGTCGAAGCCATTGGGTTTAACGCCGCGTGCGGTTCTGCTCTCGAGCGCTTGTAGTCCCAGTCGTACCACTGGTTGGAGAACCCACCAATGCCGCGCTGACTGCCGAGGTCTCGCATCTTGTCGAGCGCGACTTTGTAGAACGGCGGAATGTACTGCGCGTGCGTAGGCTCGTAGAACGGATAAGCGCCCGATGAGGGCTGCAGCTCTGAAGGAAGATCGGGATTGGCCGCGCCGCCCAATTTCTTTGGGCGAATCATCATTTCCTCCGGCGTCGAGACGACGTTGCGGAATGCGCGCCGCTCGATGTCCTCAGCTTCATCGCCAAACTTGCCGCGTGCCGTCTCGTACTTTTTTACGGGTTTCTTCGAGCCTTTGCGCAGCTCAAGGTTATACGCGTTCAGCATCGCGCGACGGTACGCATCCTGCGTCGTCGGGTTGCTGCGCACGTCCTGGTACGTGAGGTCAGCAATGTGCCGATCGATTGCTGAAACGCTCGAGGCCTGCGGGTTGGTCATCGCAATGCCGAGCGAGCCAGTCTTTGGGCCAAGGCCGCGCACCTGGTTGATTAGGCGCTCGACAAACGCCGAGTCTGCCTCGTTGCCGCCCTGCGAAAAAAATGTGGGGTTTTTTTCGTACATCTTCGCGAGGTCTGAGATGTACGTGTAGTTCGACGTGTTACGAACACCCGTACCGCCATCGCCCGAAGCCTGTACGCCCTTGGCTGCAGCGATCGCCTTGTTCGTTTCGTTCGTGACGTTGGTCGGCAACTGCTCGCCGATTGCGCCTGGCGCATAGCGCGCCCACTCGCCAATTTCTTCGGTCGAGCGTGGGCGGATCTGCGCGTACTCGATCAGGTTCTTCGTGATCGGTGCGTTACCCGAGGAGATACCAAACGCCAGCCGCCCGACCTGCTCCACGTCGGAAGGGTTCTTGCCGGGGTCGACCGAACGCACAATCTTGCGGTGAATCTTTAGCGCAAGATCTGGATCGAGGTCGTTGTAGTCGATGCCCTGCGCGCTAATCTTGGCCGAATCAGCAAGCGAGAACACGCCCTCGAAGCCGCCAGGGATAACAAGCTCGCGGCCTGTCTTTGGGTCTTTGACGACGACTTCGGCAGACTCTGCCATAGCATCACCAAATACGCGTACGCGCTCAGACGGATCCATTAGATGTAACGGCGTACGGCCGTACTTCTGTTGGAACTCGGCCATACCTTCTGGCGTATCGAGCGCCTCGGTCGAGATCGTGCGACGCGTCGGAGGCGGAATGTTCTGATCGATGTAGGCCTGCTGTTCGCCGGTCAGCGCCTTCTTCTCAAACGCACGCGCCGGGTCGCCTGCCTTCTCGCGCAGCGCCTTTACAGTCGCTTCCGTTGATTTCTTTGCCTTACGGCCCTTGTTCGCCGCCTTCGCGACACCGCCCACAACCGGGATGCCGGCCGCGGCAGAGAGCACCATCCCGAGCTTGTCCTTGTCGCGCCGGGCGCGTTCAAAGTCACGACCCGCCTGCGCGGTGCCGACGACAGGCACAAAGCCCATCGCAATGTCGGCGCCAAAGTCGGCGAGATCTTGATCCTCTGGCGTGTCGAGCGAAACCATGTTGGCCGCGCGACGGCGCAGCTCGTCGATCATTTCCTGCGTGGTCGCCATTTCTTAGGCTCCCGGTACGATCGGTGGAAGTGCGGGGTTTGGCTGCATTGCGGCCTGCGTCATTGGCGTACGCATCGCGTTCAACTGCAGAACCTTTTGCTCTGCTTCCATGCGCGTATTGAGCGCCTTGGCCTTGCGCTCTTCGGCGCCGGCCATCTTCTCGGCAACTTCCGCCTGCTGCAGCGGTGAAGGCTGCGGCGGCTGCATGCCAGCGTTCTGCATTTGCGCAATCGCCTGATCGAGGATGCCCTCGATCTCGCCGGAAACGCGGAACTTCGACACGCTCCACTGCAGCAAGCGCAGCAAGTACGGCGCGGCGCCAGGCACAGCCTGCGCCATTGGCGAGACCTGCGAGATAAACGCGCCCAAGCCCTGCATAAACTGCACGGCAGCGTCGCGCTCAGCGGCCCAGTCCATCGCCGCCATCGAGTCGGCCTCAATCGAGATGCGGTACTCGGCGAGCTGCTCGTCTTTGATCAACTGAATCGCGGGTTGCGCGTACTGCCCGTCCGGCGTGCGCAAAATGTTTGATCGCTGCAGGATCGTCTCGGGCTGGAAATGCTTGGCGATGATTTCCGCCTTGATGCGCAGCGCTTCAGTGATCCACTCCGCAATGTAGAACTGCATGAGCTGAATGCGAGTCGAACCGAACTGCGCTTTAATTTGCTGCGCCGTTGCGGTTTCACTGGCGCGTGACGATCCTCGCATCACATCAGAGATGCCAAGCACCTCGTAGATCTGTACGGTCTTATCCTGTCGGTACTGACGCAAGCGCTCAATCGCGTTGACGACTTGGTCAATCGGCACCCAGTCAACCTTGCCCTTGATGCCACCCGACTCAGAGAACATCGCCCAGTTGTCGACGGGGATGAGCTGATTCTCGGCAGCCTGGTTGAACATGCGCTGGATGCCGTCGGCTGACTTGTCGTAGACGCCAACCACCTTCGCTGCGCGCGTCAGCCACGTAATGCGCGTATTGATCTCGTCGAGCTCGTTGAACTGATCCTCGGCGAACACGTAGTCCGCGCGCGGCATGAAGTTGCTCGAAGTGACGTTTGCGATCAACGGTTTTGGACACGGGAAAAACTTGTCGAGTCCGAGCGGGTCGTCCTTGTAGTCGAGAATGACTTCGCAGCCCTTAGCGAGCCAGTAAACGCGCTTGTTCTCTTTGCACCAGATCTCGTAGACCTCAGCCTTCGACCAGACATCAAAGCCGGGCTGGCCGTCGTTGATGTCTTTCGGCTTCGTGCTCGAGGTCGGCACAATCTTGGCGATCTCCTCGCCAAAGCGCTTCACGAGCTGATCTTTCGTCATGTACACGCGGCGCGCGACCCAGCGCACCTCGGGCCAGGTTCGTGCCGGGCTCCAGAAAAAATCTTTCCAGTACACGTAGTCACACGGCGCGTCTTCGTTGACGATGCGCTCGTAGGTCGACGCCGGGGCGATTTCCTCGCCCGTCAGCGGGTCGAGCTGCGCGGGGATCTCCTCGACAACCGTCTCGACCTCGTAACGCTCCCAGAGCTGGCCCATGCCAACGACCAGCCAGTCCTCGATGCCCTGCCGCACGGTCGCGTCCCAGTCGCTGACGTTGTCGTCGAACGAGCGGTTGAGCAATCGCTGCATGACCTGCCCGGCCACGCGCGCCTGATCGTCATCCGCGTCGAGGAACGAGCGCGCCACAGACGCGCGTGGCGGCCGAGCGTAGAGCAAGCTGAGCAAAACCTTGGTAGTCGACCAGAACAAATTCACGCGCGACTGCTCTTCCTGCCAGTCGTCGCGCTTGTCGAGGTAGCGGCGGTTGATCTTGTCGGCCTTCTCTTGGAACTTCTCGAGCTCTTTCTTGCTCGCTTCAATCTCCGCGCTCCAGCGCTGCGCCATGCCTTGCGGCGTGTCCGCAAAGTCTTTCGCCGACTCGATCCGCGTGTTTGTTTCCATTTACCCGATCCGCCGTGATGTTTTAGGTCGACAGTCCCAGACATCGTCAAGCGCGAAGCTGTAGCTTGCACCCGTACGCGTCGCGATTTTAGCATCAGCACTTGACAATTTACCAGAAATGGGTCTTGCGGCTAGTGCGAGGTATCGAAACGCGTCTGACGCGTGTGAGTGCTGGTCGTGTTTCGGGCGGTTGCGGTACGTCTGCGTGCGCTCGTCCCACTCTCGCATGTACGCGCGCAAGTGCTCGAGGCCGTCGTAGACCGCTTTCTCGTCAAACCAGCATTTCGGCAAAGTAAGTCGCGTCGCCTCGATGCCGTCCTGCAGGCTGAGCTCAGGAACTAACCGCGGCGTGATGCCCGCGATCAGGAACTGCTCGATGATCGACTTGCCCGTTTGAAGCGATTTCGCTTTCGCGTCGTGCGGGAGGAAGACTTGCCCGACTTTGTACGGCCGGGCTTTGACCCAGTCGATGTAGTGCCCGATGGCTTGTCCGTCGGCTTCGTAGAAGTCGACGATTCGGTATCCGTCGGGGGTGGTTTGCCATCCCCACCAAGAGCAACTGTCCGTGTAACCCAGATCCGCGACCAGATCGACCGGATTTTCTGGGTCAACGGGATAACTACCAATCCGATTTTGCTCATACGCTTCTCCGATTTGTTTCGCGTAGTACGCGCCTGGCACCGCCGCGTCGAAGCTCACTTCGTACTCGACCGCGTACGTCTCTTCGGTCATCTGCGCACGCGCGTCGCGCAGCTCTTCTTCGGGCAGGATGTTTGTCTTGCTCGCTGGCAACTCGAGCAGTAGGTGCGAGGCGGGGTTGAGCCGCGCCTCTTCGCGCATTTGCCAAAAAAAATTCTTCCCGGCCGGAGTCCCGGCGAATATGGCACCGCCGGCGCGATCAGATAGGGCCGGTCTCAAGACGGAATACCAGGTGCTCGGGCGCATCTGGCCCACCTCATCGAGCACGACCTGGTCGAGGTAGAGTCCGCGCAAACTATCGGGGTTGTCAGATCCGCCGACGTAGATGGTCGCGTAGTCCTCCGCCCTGCCGTTGTAGATCGTGATCTTGAGCTCGCTCTCGTTGGGCGGCTTTGCCCAGAGCGGCTTGGTCAGATCCTTGAGGTACGCCCACGCGACCTTCTTCGCCTGCTCTCGAAACGGCGCGAGGTACGCGACCTGGGGCTTCGGATGCTTGCACTCGAGCGCGCTGATCACGAGGTCGGCGCACATCGCGACGGTCTTGCCGGCGCGGCGGTGAGCGACGACGACCGCCCAGCGATTGGTGCGGTTGTGCAGTGGCGCGAAGACGGCGCGGGGCGCGTAGGTGTTGATGTCCATTTTTTCTCAACACCTAAAAATGGGTATCGGCGAGAGAGGCGGGGGAGCC